CCGTGATGGTTGAGCCGGAGCTTCGCAAAGGGCTTACGCGCCGCGTGTTCCGCCGCATGTTGGACGGCTCCCTTGAATGGGCCGCCTACGATGACTGGCGAATGCACAACGAGCGTGCCCGGTTCTTCGGCTTCGCCTCGCGCGACCTTCCCTCCTCGATGACCTCCTGAAAGGAGCCCGACATGCATAGCGTTCTTCGCCCCAACTACCGCCGCGCTCGCGCCCTCGCCTTGGAGATCGAGGCCGCTCGCGTCCATCTGGACGAGGCGCGAGGTGACCCTTCATACACCCTCGACGACATCGAGGATTTGAAGGCCGAACTACATCACTTGGAGCGCGAGTTCTCGCTAACCGGCGTGACTTCGGAGTATGACCTGTGAGCGGCCCTCATCCCGATCCGCTGTCCGACATGCTCAGCAAGCCGCACGAATTGGACGGTCGGTTCGAGCGCGAGGCGAAGACTGTCACCACGTGTATCTCGGATGCCGCGCTTACCTCAATCGCCGTCAGCCTTAAGCGCATCGCAGATGCCATGGACGGCGGCGATGCCTCTCAAGGCATCCAGAACAGCCTTTTCTTCCTCGAACAGAAGATGCATGGGCAATGAGCAAGTCCACGATCTCCACGTTCGAGCTTTTCCAGATGTTCCCCGACGCGGAATCCGCGCGGGTCTACATGGAGGGTAAGCGGTGGCCTGACGGCGCCGTCTGCCCGGCCCGGTCGGCGTGGGACATGGCGCAGGGGATCACGGCGGTTGCCCGCAGGATTCCGAACACCGACGACCGTCTCGACATGGAAATCGTCGCCGGCCGGATTTTGACCAAAGTCGCGGCATGATCCAAGCGAATTAAGGGAAGCGGGGCCGGAGCGATCCGGCCCTTTCCTATCCGTCGCGGTTCCCGCAGCCGAACCATGTCGGCTTGAAGGTCGCCGAGGAAGCCGGCGAAGTCATCAAGGCCGCCGTCCACTACGCCGAAGGCCGCGAAACCTGGGAGAAGGTTGAAGATGAGGCGGTGCAGGCGATCGCCATGCGCGCCAAAGCCTTTGCAAAAAATGCAACTTGCCCCTTGCAACCTCTCCGCTTATGTCCTATATAGGACACATGGGAAGGCCAATTAGCCGCCCGGATGGAAGGTCAGGAGGCCGCCATGTCAATACAGAATATCAGCGACATCTGCTATGAAATCGCTTCTCGCATCGCCGAAGGCACAGGCGGAGTGCGCAACAGATCGGCGATCAGCGCCTCGCAGTATGTCGATGTAACGCTTTACGACGACGACGACGAGACCATCGGCACCTGGTCGGCTCGGATATCCGATCATGAGGCCCGCTCCTACAACCGAATCGGGTCGTTCAACATCGGCGTCGGCCGCCTCGGTTCTGACGATCACGAATGGATTCGCGCGGCTTGGGTCACGGAAACGGTCGACCGCGAGGAAGAGATCGACGACGTTGACGACAACGGCTCGTGGATCAAACGGACGATCACGGTCACCGATGAAGAGACGCGCTTCGAATACGACGCCGATGACATCGACGCGGCCGTGGCCGCCGCTATCGCCGCTTTCGCCGCTTGGAAGGAAAGGATTGAGAGGTGACACGCGAAGAATTCAAAGCCGCAGGGCTGGCGCTCTACGGCCACGACTGGCAGTCGGCGCTTGCCCGCGCCATCGGGGTAACACCGCGCTCTGTGAGACGGTGGGCCTCCGGCGAGGTCGTCGTCCCGGACTGGATGGAAGAGAAGTTGACCGGTCTCGCCGGCGGCCGCGAAACGCGGCTGACCTGCCGCGACGAATGGCTTGTCGCCGAGGGCCGAGACGGCCGGCGCTATGTCATCCATGCCGCCGCTCCGGAGTTCATCGCCCGCCTGGTTCATGTGGACGATGCCGGCGATCCCGAGCCGGACGAGGCCGAGGCGGACATCCTGACCGGCGTCGTCTATTCGAACGACGACCTCCTCCTCTGCGAGGTTGTCTGGCGCGACCGCCCTCCGCGGGGGATGGAGCTTGCCTCGCTGTTCGAGGCGGCCTGCGATTTCATCGACGCCTATGACGGCGGCGAAATCTGAAGCGAAAAAGCCCGCCCCTTTCGGAGCGGGCCGCCGCCGAAGCGGTCTTGAGACTGAACGCCGAAACGCCAGCTAACGCTATTCCACCTTCACCGGCCCGATCTCGGCGTCGCGCCGCTCGATTCCGGAAGGGAACATGCAGTGGAGGAACTGGCTCACGCGCACAACGCGGGCGATGATCTCCGGCTTGTCGCGGATCAGCCAGGGACCGACGGCGAATTCGCCGCCGTTGGTGACAAGCGGGGCGCCGGAGACGCCCTCTCCGCCAGGGCGCGTCGCCGGGTATGACAGGGGATGACTGCGCCCTTCATCGTCCTCCCAATAGGCCGTGATCGTCACGGGCGAGCCGGCGACGACCGTGCATGGCTGCAATTTGCGGGAGACGCCCGTCCAGATCACCGTATCGGCACCCTTCACGACCTGGGCGTATTCGACGGGGCCGTAAATCGGCCAGGTCGCCTCGACATGGCGCTGCCACCACGACGAGCCGACAAGCGCGATCATCGCGAAGACGAAGGCGTGCAGCAGTGCAATTGCCATGTGGCGGGTGCGGCGCGCGGCCTCGAGGCTGGCATCGCCGGCGACGCGCGCGGCCCAAACCAGACGCTGGATCATTTGACCCTCCCTTTGGTGATCCGAATGGCTGCGCGGACGAATTCGACGATGTATTGGACGAGGAAGATCGCGCCGACGCCGGTGACGAAGGCGCCGCCCGTCAATTGCCGTTCGGCGGCCAGGTCGACGATGGCGAAAAACGGGCTTGCAACCCACGCCCCGGCCTCGGGGATATAGATCGCGCAGATCATCCCGACGATGAAATGGCGGATCGCGGCACGCCACCCCTGCCACTCGGTCAACGCCGCCACGGTCGCGCCGGCAGCGCCGGCAACGCCGGTCGTGACGATGGTTTCCTTGGTCGCGAGCCAAGCCCAAAAATCATGCATGTTTGCGCCCCCGCATCCGCTTCACGTCGGCATCCCCCTTGCGTCCTTGCTGTCGCCGCCGTCATCGATCAGGCAGGCCGGTTCGCCGCCCGGCCCGATCTCGACGAGCGACCACGATCCTTTCGGCGCCCGCGTGACGACAAAGGCATGGCGATCGTTACGGCCATAGAACAGCGGCACCTCGTCATGGGCGCGGCGCAGGCCGTCGAGAAGCTCCGGCAGCGGTGCGCACAGCCGCACGATCTTGACCGTCTGCGCGTCGGCATCGCGCATGAGGACGCAGCCGAACAGGATGAGGAAGGCGAGCGCGCCGGCCAGCCAGGCGAGGACGCGATCGATGCGGCTCATTTCGGCGCTCCTGCCTTGATGGCGGCGACCGCGGCGGCGCGGCGCGCCTCGCAGACCATCAGCGATGCCCGGTCCCGGCCCCATGCCGACGCGACCTCGATCTCGGTCAGGTCGCGCGCCGGCAGCGTCACCGGCTTTGCGCAAGGCGTCTCGGCCGAAGCCGGAAGCGTCGGCGTGACGACCTTGACGATGGCCGGCGTGTCAGTGTGGGAGCAGGCGGACGCGGCCGCCAGACAAGCCGCAACCGTCGCCATTCGGAAGGCGTGCATTTTCGTTCTCCAGGCGGGAAAGCTGGTCCTCGAGGCGACGGATTTCGTCATTGGCGGCGCGGTCAGCGGCGGCGGCGGCCTCGATCTGGTCGGCCCTCGCCCGTTCGGCGATCGCATTCGCGCGCTCGATCTCGCCGGTCCAATAGGCGTCGCGGGCCTTGGTCGCTTCCTCGCGTGCCGCGTCGACCATCCCGTCGATCCGCGCGATGCCGCGCCAGAAGGCGAAGCCGCCGGCGGCGCCGAGGAGGGCGACGAGGAGGGCGACGGCGCCAATCTTGCCCGCCCTCGATCCGAGGAGGGCGGCGGCGCCGGAAAGGGTCGTCGACAGCCCAAGCATCTTAAGGCTCCTCGCCTTCCGGGGCGCCGCCTGGAAACGGGGCCGCGCCGGCGGCGACCAGCCACGGCAGCAGCTTGGCGACGAGTGATGCGAATAGCGCGCTCATGTCGTGGCCCTCCTCGATTTCGGCGCCTGGCGCGCGTCGCGTAGCGCCTGTTCCTGTTCCTCGGCCTGCCGGCGCCGGTCATAAGCCCGCGTCGTCAAGCCGTCGATGGCGCCGGTAAGCGCGCTCAACAGGATTCCGGCGAGGATCACCGCGAACGCCAGCGGCACCAGTTGGCCGAATACGAAATCAGCGAGCGCGCTCATTGGTCACGCCTTGACGTTCGGGACAGCCCAGACGAGCGCCGCCGCCACTAGGTTGACGAGCGTCGCGGCCGTGGTCTCGTCAAGACCAAGGTCGATTCCGTACTTGGCGCGGACGAACTGCACACCGGCCATGACGAGGGCAACCCAGAATTTGTTGTACTGCATCTCAGTTCGCTCCTGCGCAGCGCCCGGCGTAACCGAGCCAATTGATGATAAAGTCCGGTGCCAGACATGCGCCGGACCAGAACAGGCCGGCGACGAGCGCAATCAGCGCAGCGGCGAATCCGGCCGCGATGCCCTTTGCGGGCACAGGCGAGGCCGCTGGCGCGGTTTCTGGCAATGATGGCCCGCTCGGTGCCACCGCAGGCTTCGGTTCACTGGCGGCGCCTGTCTGGAGCGCGCGAACGAGGTCGATCTGCTTGCCCTTTGACCACAGCACCTTGCCTTGCGGCGATGCCGGGTAGAGCATGGCGACCGGCGGTGGATAGACGCCAGTCCGCGCCAGCGCACTTTCGGCCTTGCGGCGGTCAACGAGCGCCTGCAGTTTTTTCCCACCGGCCGTGGTGATCGACGTCTCAAGCGCGGCAAACGCCGCCGCTTTCCGCCCATCATTGAGCGCCTTGAGCCATGTCGCCTTCGCAATGCGGCCGGTGTTGTAGTGCCACGACACGAGCGCATCGAACTCGTGCTGCTCGAGCGCGACCTTGACCGCGTTGGACACCGCCGCCTCGTATTTGGCAACATCGCGGCGCAGCAGGTCGAACACCTCGCGCATCGTCATGGTGCCGGCGAATTTGGCCGGATCAGGAGGGCCAGCCGCCGCAGTATGGCCGACGCCGATCGTCCAGACGCCAACCGCGTCTTTGTAGCGGCTTTGGACGATGCCCTCGTGGCCGATGAGGAACATCAGGCCATTGTCGGAAACCTTCATCACAATCTCCATCGGTGAATGCACGTCCAAATCGCAACTGGCGTCACCATCATCACGACCCGCCACTCCGGCACCTGTGCAGCGCGCAACGCATCGCGAAAGGCAACGGCGGCTGTCAGTGGCGAGAAGTCCGGCAGCGACAGCAGGTAGTCATGGATCACCGCCGCCCGAGCATAGCGCGCGTCGGCCGGGCTGAACAGCAGTCGGGCCGGCGGCGGGATCGTGGCGAGGTCAGTCTCGAATCCGCTCGGCACGCAAATCATTGCGCCGGAGCCCTTGCCGCCGATCTCGAACCATAGTGGCGCAATCGTCTCCCATCGCCGCGTCGCCGCGTTAGGGACGAGCGGCAGGGCTTGGCTGAACCGGTAATTAGCCGGCGGCAGGGACGGCGGGCCAACGCGCATCGGACGAAACCGGATCGGCCGCATCTCCGGCGGCGAGGATTGTGGCGGCGGCGGCGTCGACCGCTGCCGTGAATTGGTAGCCCTGCCGGATCAGCCGAACGATTGCGGTCTGTTCCGCTGTCACGGCGTCGCCGACGGCAACGGCCGAATTGTAATTGTCGACGATGTCGCGATAGCGTTCCTTCGCCGCCTGGAGACCTTCCGCCGTCGCCGGATAGGGATCGCCGCCGTCGGTCCTCATGGCGTTGATCGCGCCGATTTTCAGCGCCAGCGCGTGCGCGGCGATTTCGGCCGGAACGTCACGCGGCGGAACGGGCGCGGCGAAAGAGCCGTCCTCCTGCTCGATCATGCCAGGATCGACGGCATTCGCCGGGGCGTCCTTCCATGTCCCGCCGATCGTTGCCTCACGGTCGGCCGCCCATTTGGCGCGGGCGATCTGCACGACCTCGCCGGTTTCGTCATCGACGAGGACCGCGTCGCTCGGCGCCGACCATCCGCCGGCCTCGTTCGGCAGCGATCCAAGGCGCGGCGCGGCCTCGGTAACGACGGCCGTCTCGTTCGCGGCGAGGGTTGTGACGGCCACAACGACGCCGTCGCGAATGGTGACGATGTTCATTGGTTATCTCCCGTAAAAGGCGACGATGGTGTAGCTTTCGGTCGCCCCGCTGGCATAGGAGGCGTACCCAAAGCCGTGCGCCTCTGCCGTGGCGCAGAAGTGATCGATCCGATAGGTTTTGCCGGCGACAATGTCGGCCCGGCCGAATGATCTGGTCATGATGCCGTAGGTCGCTTGCGATCGCTCGGTCGTGCCATAGGCGACGACGACGCCGTCGGTCACGTTATAGAGCCGCGTCATGTGCGCGTTGACCTGATAGCCCGGCGCCGACCATTCGACCTCGGCGTTGACGGTCGAAACGAACGTATTCGACGACAGGGTGACGCGATTGAGCGGGTCTTTAACCTCGGTGTTCAGGGTGCGCGTGGTCCACGCGCCAGACACCGACGCGCCGCCCGTCGTGCCGTTTGCCTTCTGGTCGGCGACGATCGCGAACGCTGCCCCCTTCGCGCCCCACGTCTCCGCTGCCAGCTTCAATTGCGCTGCGGTCGGCACCTTGGGCGTCGTGTCGGTCCCGGCCGTCGCCTCGGCGTCCGACATATTCGGCGTGTTGGCAACGTCGCGAACGGAATTGCCGTCGCGATTGAGGCCGCCGGAACCGGGAGTGATGTTGATGCCTCCGGTCCCCACTTGTACGATTGTCAACGCAGCGTTGACGCCAGAGGATCGAATAATGCGGGCGTCGTAATCAGTACCAGCCGACGAGTGTAGGTCGATAAAAGAGTTTCCGTCACCGGCTCGTCCGGTGCCAATTTCGATGGATGCCCCATTAAGGTCAACACCGCCGTTAGTGGCACCTGCAAAAGCATTAATAGCGCCAGAGAAGCTTCCGGAGGTGCCTGTAATGGCATTAGTGAAACCAGCCCCGGATAACTTGGCCCAGCGGGCGTCGCCGTCTGCCTGAGAAATTGCCCCGACCGTTGCTCGCCACGTCGCGGCGTCAGGATCATCGAGAACCGTCTTGGCAAAGGCGGAGACGGAGAACGACAGGCGCGCGTCGGGGAGTGTGCCACTTGTCAGCGCAGACGCGTTGCTGCCAATGGCGCCGGCAACCGCCGCGATAAGGCCGGGATCGGCGGCGACGTCCTCGATGAAGGAGGCAAGCGACCCGACGGCAGCGGCGAGGTCGGGATCGGCCGCGACAGCGTCGCGAAACGGCGCGCTCGCCGCCAAGGCGGCGACGAGGTCAATATCCTCGTCCAGCAACTCGGCAAGCGCTGGCAGTTGGGCGGCGATGGCTGCGGGAAGCGCCGCGACAATCGCCCGCAACAGCGCTTCGCGCAGGAACAGCGGCGAAGCGTCCGGCAGGTCGGAAAGGTCGACGCCGGCAATCGTCAGCAGGCCGCGGAAATTCGCAATTAGCGCGTTCCAGTCGGCGGCGCCGACGCGCGTCGTCGATTGCCAGTTGGCCCCCTGGCGCGCCCACGACATGCCGTCCGCATGCACGTCCTCGTAATCAGCCGGCGGGACGAGTGCCTTCACACTGCCGGAAACGCCAAACGGATCAGCCATTGGCCCACCCTCCCATTATGCCAGCGAGGCCGGCGACCACTGCTTGAGGCGCCCGGTCGCGCCGCTGACGCGGATTTTCCCCGACCAGGTCCCGGCCATAAGTTCCGCTTTGAACGGCGCGACAAACCCGGCGGTCACGTCGCCCTGAATGCCGGCCGTGCCGAACGACAGGGGCGAGGTCAGCCGGTAGAAGTGGCCGGCGGCGGCGTTGTAGGCAAACCCGATCCGCAGATAAGCGGTGCCGCCGCCGTTTATCTGCGACGGCGCGGTAATCGCCCCGACCGTCTGCCAGACGGAGTCAATCTCCGCTTGCGCGAACGCGCTTCCCATCGACGTTTCGCACTCGATCGCAAACCGATCCGAAAGCGCGATCGCCGCCGGCGTCGCAAACGTATAGGTTCCGAGCGAGGTCGACAGCGACGTTTCGGTGATCGTGTCGGCCTGCACGACGGACGACGCCAGCAGCGACGCCAGCGCGGAAATCGTCACCTTTCGGTGATTCGTGCCGTTCCAGATCGCGACCAAGTGAGCGATATTTGGCGATGCCTCAGTCGTAAGGCCGGCGAAATCGAGCTTGTGCGTGCGGTTCGCGGACAGATCGCCGCCGCCGGTCAGGCCTTCGTCTGTCGAGATCAGGCGGTACGCCGGAACCTCACCAGTGCCACCGCCACCGTTGCTGGCGGCGATCAGCGCGCGGATTGCCTCAAGGACCTGCGTCAGATCGTCAGGGTCCGGCGTAAGGCCGGCGCCGAGGATCAGGTTGACAAGCTCGCGTTGGCCTTGATTGAAAAACGCGGCGGGGACGATTGACCCGTCGATGCCGGCGCTTGGATTTTCGTCGACATAGGGATCGCCGGAGTTTGCGGCGTCAAGCGGGGTGACAAAGTCCATCGATCAGGCTCCCGAGTAGTCAAACACGACCTTGGTCCAAGCCGGCTTGAGCTTGTTGAACAGGCATTCGAGGCGTTCGTTACGCACGATCTCGCCGAGCGGCGTCACCCCGGCGCGGCCCTTGCCGGCACGAAATGGAATGATCTCGGCGGCCGTCGGCTTGACAATCCAGATGTAGTCGATCCTGATCGCCCCGGCAACGCGCTCGGCGGACGCGCCGCAGCGGCTAACGCCGGCCCTAAACGGCATCGGCTCGCGGATCGTGATCGTGAAGCCGAGGAACGCCGCAAGGTCGATAAAGTCGGCCGGCGTTATCGTCCCGGTCGACCGGACCTTGGCGAGGAGAAAGCGAAAGCGCGTCTCGCGCGACGGATCGAAGCCAAGGCAGGCGTCGGGGAGGCCATACTCCTCCTCCCAATCGGTCAAGCCGTTGACGATCGTTGCGGCCGTGCTTTCGAGCGTCAGGCCGTAAATCAGGCGATAGAGCGTCGCGAGCCCGGACGAGAGCGCACGCAGAAACGCGCCCATCATCGAATCCCAATCGAACGCGCCGCCGTCCGGCGTCCGCCAAGCAAACCCGACGGGCAGAAGCCCCGCGAGACTCGGCGCAATCTCGTCGTCCGCTGGATTGGACAGGCCGTCGGCGATCACCGGCGCCGGCGGCCATACCTGCGACGGTTCCAAATGAACGAGCGCGCTTCCAGTCTCGCCGGGCGACGGCTCTAGCCGCGGATCAGCCATAGAATACTTGCCCCAAAACTGGCATTTCGCCCGATGCAAACACCAGATCGTATTGCGGCGACGACAGATAGTGACGCTCCTCGCCGATCGCTTGTGAGATCGCCTCGCTTATCCACGACCGCGAAAACAGCAACGGCGCCGACGCGACACCGACGCGAGCGCGGGCGGCAAACATCGTGCGCAGCGAGGCCTCGATCGCCGAGCGCGTCGCCAGGGTGTCACCAGAAAGGTCAGTGATAAAAACATCGATAGGTGTGGCGACGGGCGCCGCGACGACAAGGCGGGCGCGGATGAGGCGGCGCGTGTCGATCCAGTCTTGCAGCGCCGCTACGTCCGATTCAGTCGGGATGCCATTTGTCCGCCCCTCGAACAGGAACCACACGCCAACCGTGCCGGCGCCGTTGATCCACGAGTAGGCCCATGCCGCCGACACGCCCGGCATCGCGCGGGCAATCTGCTCGTAATCCGACGTTGCCCCGCCTTGCGGCGGCCGGCGTTTGCGATCGAGGACGCGCGCACGCAAGGAGTCGTCGGATTCCGCGTCGGCCCCGCCGCCGAGCCCGTCGGCGCTTACAGTCGCCGCCGCATCAAGCGTCGGCGCGAGCGCGGAGTCCATGAAAACCAAGGCGTCGGATGCCGCGCGATTGGTTGCCGTCCCTGTCTCGGACGCGACAACGTAGAATAAGACGGCGCCGTTGGCGTCGGATCGGGCGTCGGACGTTGCCGTATAGAGCACCGTCCCGGATTGCCACGAAAGCCCCGCCGGATAAATCGTGTTCGGATCGCCGGTCGTCTCGATATAGCCGGCCGCGAATCGGGCTGGCTTGCGGGCAAGGCCGAATTCGTATGCCTGGCGCTCAAGCTGGCGCGCCTCGGCGGTCGACGCGAATATCTGCCGATAGGCCCACTCAAGGCGAAGCTCGACGAGCCGCGTCGCCATCGCGAACACCTTCGACAAAATCGACATGTTGTTCGGCCAGACGGTGGCGTCGACTTCCGGCATTTCCCGACGGAGATCGCCGCGGATCGCGCGCGAAATGACGTCGAGCGTTCGCGCCTTAAGTCCCGTGAGCGTTGTCATTCCACAGCACCTTGTATCGGTTCGCCACAATGACCGCGCCGTCTCGGTCGGTCAACTCGACGTAAAGCTCAAGGGCATTCCGCGCAGGATCGGCAACGGCCGTCGCGGTCGCCTTGGCCGCCGCGCCTTGCCGGATCAGCGGCGCGAGCGCCTCGACGGCATATCCCTCGGCGAGCCGGGGAACCTCAATATCGTCGATCGTCCGCCGCCGGAGAAGCCAAAGCCTTGAGCCGATCGGCGCCTCGCCGGCGCTTTCGTCGAGATCGAAGGAATCGCCAGGCCAGCCCCGATTGATATCGCCGTCGCGAAGCTCGTCGGCGCGAACGCGCGCATCCGTGCCGAGGCAGATCAGGACCGCCGTTGCGAGCGCGGCGCGGGCGCGAAGGCCGCCGCGATTCGCGACCTCGCCGGCGAGCGCGGGCGCAAAATCGGCTAGGACGCCGTCAAAGACGAGATCGGGAGCGATCGAGGGGAGCGGGGTTTGGTCAAGCGGAACGATACGCATCAAGCGCCTCCATCGCCGTCGCCGTCGACGACCGATCCGGTAGCGGTCAAATTGCCGTCAAGGGTCACGTCGCCCTTGATCGTGACGTTGCCCTTAATTTCGACGTTCATGTTGAAATGCCAGCCTTCGGCGTCGAGCACGACCACGTTTCCGGTATCGTCATACATCGCCGCTTGCCCAGGCTCTAGCGCCGGAATCTTCGTGTCGTCCGAACCGAGCATGAAAAAGAGTTCGGAGCGATTGCCGTGAGCCGCATAGACATGGCCGACGGCGCCCTTGTGCGGTCTGGAATGAAATCCATGCGGCTCGCGAACGGCGATATCCTTGAAAATCTCGCCCTTGAGCCCCTTCGCGGTCACGAGGAGGCGGCCCTTCTCGTACTTTGATGAAACGACCTCAAATCGCGTCGATTGGTTCCTGTAACTCATTCCCCATATCCCACCGTCGCGGTCGCGCTTGGCGTATCCCATACATCGGAGGAGGCCGAAGCGCCACTGGAACCGTTCAGAGCCTTCGGATCGACAAGCGCGATATTGGCGACGGTTCCCGCCGCCGACTGCGTGAGCGTCACGCTGTTAATAGCCATATCCTGTTGTATCGCCAGGCGCGGCGCCATGACGGCGACAAGATAATGCGGCTCCCAAATCAGGCCGCCGGCGTCGCGCCAGCCGACGACAGTAACATTTGCCTGGCGGGAATACCCGGCCGCCCGCTTGACGTGCCTTTCGGCGCGCGCCTTGACTTTTTCCGCCGTCGCCTCGGTTTCGAGGATATGGATCAGCGGACGGAAGCGCCTCACCTTGGCGTCGTTCACCTTGCCCTCAATGCGGAGGGACTGCGGCGATTGCCCGCGCGAGGATTGGCCGCGCACCATGACCGGAGAATGCCGCTTATCCTCGGTGACGGTCCCCGTTCCTGACTTGATATTGCCGCCCTCGCCGTGGGCGATCTGCCCCGAATGCCGCCCGCGCGGTTTCTTGGCAATCCGCAGCTTCCCATCCGGCGTGTCATAGATCAGCGCGTCGTGCGTCCTCGCGATCGGCGCGATGGTGCGGAACATGGATTCGCCGGTTTGCAAATAGGTCCGCGCCTCTTTCGGGAACGATTCCGAGCAGACAACGCCGACGCCGCATGAGTCGAAGGCCTTCGCGATCTCGGGAAGCGTCTTGTCCTCAAGGAACCCTGTCGGATGATCGACAGACGCCTCGACGGCGTCGACGGTGCGCGAGACGATTTCAAGGTCGACCGAATGATCCGTTTCCGAAAGGTTCATCGTGACGGTTCGGACGTATCCCGTAAGGATCAGCGTCCCCGAAGCCGTGATCGTGCAAGCCTCGCCAGGCTCAAAAGGGACCGCGCCGGCAAAGTCGCAAACCTTGAGGCGCGCCGTGCGCGCCGCCTGCTCGGCCGAATAGTTGATTGAGATTTCCTCGAATCCAGAGAACGCCGATCCGCCAATGCTTACCGATATGATTTCGAGCGGATCAGTCATCGGGCGCTACAGCCTCAAATCGGAGCGGGAGGTTTACGGGATCGCCAAGTCGGTTTCGGTTGACGATCTCGACGTCTCGGCCGGCGTCGCCATAAAGCGCGTATGCCGCGGCGATCGCCGAAATCGGGGCTGCCGTTTCGACGGCGACGAGCGGGGCGCGCCAGGCGGCGCCCGACGAAAGCGAAAGCGCCGCCTCGCCGGTCAATTGGGCCACCCAAGCGGACGCCTCGTCGCCGAGCCATACGGCCGCGTCGTCTATGACCTGCGCGGCAACGGACGCCAGCGCGGCGCGCTCGGCCGCCGCGTCCGCCTGCGCCTTGTATTCGCGGCCGACGACGGCCATTGCATAGGCCCCGATCATTGCGCCGTTAACCGCGGCTGCGGTGGCCGAATCCGCCGCGGTCGAAAGCGATAGCGCGATCTCGTCGGCAAGCGATTCGGGATCGCAATTCACGGCGACGAGGCGCCAGGCCTCGACAAGCGACGCGGAGAACGCGCCCGGATCGGCGATTGCGGCAAGGCCGGCCGTTTCAAGCCCCGTGAGCGCCGATTCGGCGTCCGCCGGTAGGGACGTAGCGGCGAGGGTGATCGACGCCAGCGCACGGGCGGCGCTGCCAGCGCCAGCGGCCTTGTCGGTGTCGAGGGTCGATCTCCCGTCGAGTTGCCCGCGATAGGCGCCAGAAAGCGCGGTTGCCAGGATCGCGGCACCGGCGGATAAAATGGCGCCGATTGCGCCGATCCCGGCGATCGCCGAGAAAGGCGCCGTGCCGACGCCGGCCTCGACGAATTGAATATCGAAGGCGATATAGCCGGCGGTATCCTTCTCGCGGGATCGCGCCCACGACTCGACCCGGGCGCGCAACGCACCGTCGAGCGGGAGGACAAGCGTCCCCGCGCCCTTGACGACAAGCGCGGCGACAAGCGCCTGCGCCCTTGCGTCGAAAGTCTCGCCTGAAACGTAAGCGGTGACCGAATAGCGGTGCGCCGCCTTGCCCATGTCCTCGACGAACGGGGTTTCGCCATAGGCGATATCGTGAACCGCCAGGCGGCGCCCGCCGGAGAAGTCGTCGACCATGACGGAAAACGGGACGCCGCGCCAGGACGCCGGCCGGAATGCATGGAGCAGATTGCGGGCCATTACGGGACGCCCCCTTCTACGCTAGGGCCGGTTCTCCCGACGTCAGCGCGAATGCTTGCCGCGCCGCGAACGGCGCTTGCGATCCGGCTTGCCATATCGGACGCGGCCGATCTGATCGCTGCCGCCGCCGCCTCGCCAGCTTTGCGGATATCGTCGGCCGCTGTTGTGATTTTCGCCCCGGCCTCCTCGCCGCCCTGTCCGAGCTTCGCCCCGGCCTCCTCGCCGCCGCGGACGAGCTTTTGCGCCACGTCGTCGCCCATGCGGGACGACCCGTATTCGGTGAAAGGCACGGCGGAGGAAAGCCCGCCTCCGACATTGCGCCAAGGCTGTTCGGCTTGATGCTCCCTGATCTGGATTTCATTTCCAGCGAAAGCGGCCCCGCCGCGTCGGCCTGCTCGGCTTCCGCGACGCCCGCGGCCGGCAGGAGCATAGCCGGGGCGCGGGGTCGGGAGGGGAATCGTCCCGACGGGCATGTCGGGCGCGGCGGAGCGGCCCGCGCCATAAGCGCCGTATCCGGCGACCGCCGCGCGATCCTCCGGCGAGCGATAGCCGCCCATCCATGCGAGGCCGGCGCGCTGCTGGTCGGTTGCGTTCAGCATCCACCAATTGCGCGCCCACAAGCCATTAATGCCCATTTTTGTAAACGCGCGATCGTCGGCGGCGGCCTTCGGCACGACAGACGCGGCGCGATCCATTAACTTGTCGGCGCCGAGGTTGACGAGTCCGGCGCCGATCTGCGTCCAAAGGTTCTCCCAGGAATTCGCGAGGCGCTGGACCTTGGACTCGGTGTCGGAAAGGACCGTGTTCAAGTCTTTGTTGACGGTTCCCGCCGCCTCGCTGGCCGCGTCGCGGAAACGCTCCATCGCGTCGGCCCCGCCGATCAGCGCGCGCATACCTTGCAGCATTTGCATATCGGTGAAAAGCTGCGGCAGCTTCGACATGTCGTCTTTGATCGCCCGGCGCGAAATCTCAATGTAGAAATCGAGCAGGTCTCGGCCTTCCTTGCGCGCCCTCTCCATTTCCTTGCGCAGATCAACCCCGAATTTGGCGAAGTTCGCCGCCGTCGCCTGGCTCTCCATCTTTTGGAAAACGTTCATGAGCGCCGTCGCCGCCTCGGCCGACGATCCGGTCTGCATTCGGACGGTCTGCGCCGCCGCCGCAATCTTAGTGAGCGCGTCCGTCCCCTTGTATCCGAGCGCCGCGAAGGCAGGGGCGAGCGACGGCAGTTCGGCGGCCATATCCTTAAGCTCGAATTTACCCTCTTTGCCGAGCTTCGCGACAATATCGAAGGCGAGCCCCATTTGATCGGCCGCGATCCCAAACGAGGACGCCATCGCGTCGGCCGACGTCGCCATATCGCGGACCTCGGCGCCGGACGCCTGCGCCGCCGCCAGGACAGACGGGAGGAAATCCATCGAATCCTTCATGTTTCGGCCCGAGGCCGTCAGGGAGTCGAGGCCTTCGGCGACCTGCGACATTGGCATCGCGTATTGCGTCGCCATATCTTGCAAGGCCGTCAGGGCGTTTCGCGTGTCGGCCGCGCTCGCCTCGGCCGTGATCCCAATCCGCGTAATCTGCCTTTCGAGCGTCGCATACTGGCGGACGGCACGTTGCGCGCCATAGACGAGGGCGGCCGGGGCGAGATAGCCGGCCATTGCCGCGCCAGCCCGGGCGGCGCCCATCATAAGCAAGCCCTGCGATTTGTTGAGCGCCTTTGCCTTGCGATCAACGTTCGCCAGGTTGCGGCCGACGGTCGCGAAAGCGGCCATCGAGCCGAGTTTAGCGGAGAGCTTGAGGACTGCCTCGACTGTGCGGCTCATAGGTTCCGTGCCCTCCAATTCGCCCCGCGCTCATACCACGCGACGACTTCGGTAAGCGATAGGCCCGAGACGTCGACCGGCGAGAAGCCGAAGCCGAAAACTAAGGCGTCCGCTTTCCAGTTGACGCCCGGGCATCGGCGAAAAAACCGATGATCGCCTCACGCACCTTGAGCGTGTCGACAAGTTCAAGCTGATCGAGCGCCTGCGCGCCGACGCCGTCGACGAGCTTTTCGGCATAACGCCGGATTTTATCCGTGTCCTCGACGATCATTACTTGCCCGGGCGCGCCGCCTGAAATCGGCTGCGCCTCTTGGACCTCGCCGATTTCCATGTAGTCGGCCCACCGGATCGGGCGGATCGTCAATTCGGAGAAGGCTTTCCCGCTGGCCTCATAGGCGCGGGAAAGCGCGATTGTGGTGCCGCCACTCATCGCCTTCAAACCCTACGGTACGACGACGCGACGATGCGGATGCCCGACACCTCGCCATTGAGGACGTTGATTGACGGCCGGCCGGCCATGAAAGCGTCGTTCATCATGTGAACGCGGTTGTTCGTCTCCTCGATGATCGAGACGTTCCGCCTGGCGCCGTTGAAAAACGCCACGACGTCGACGCCCTTATCGGCAATAACGATTTCGATCTCCGGGGCCGACGGCGTGATTACGCGATCAACGGACCCGTCCTGATCGGTAATCGCCTCCGACGAATTGTCGGTCGGCATGGCGTTGATGGTCCCGCGGCAAACGACCGTCGCCCCGAGGCTGTCCTTGATGCGGATCACTCCGCCGAAATCTGCGCCGGCCATTGTGCGGGCTCCTCTTTGTCAGGGTTAAGGGCGGGGCCGGAGCCCCGTCCGGTTAGCGAAACTGCGAGTAAATTTTGGCGTTTGTCGCGATGATATCGAGCGGGTTGACCGCGTCGAGATCGGCGAGAATGTTGACGCGGTTCGGATTGTCGGCGTCACGCGCCACGGAAACCCGCTCCACAAAGGCGACGAAATTCTCGAAAACGCCGCGCTTCACCAGGTCGAGGTAGGCATGGGCTAGCGTCGCCTTGATATCGAGCGGGGTCGAGATCGCGTCGAGATTCGACGGATTGTCGTCGGCAAGCGCCTTCTGCGAGTGCTCATAGGTGAGCGCCGCGCGGATATAGCGAAGGCCGTACATCACCTGCCCGATTTTCTGGATATCGCGGAACGTCGTGTCGGTCACGCCGTTGCTGGTCCGCTGCATGGTGATCAGCTTGTCGATCGTGACCGCGCCGCCGGACGCGACACCCCAGGTCGAAAGGCCGGATTTCAGGAAGGCGTCGCGGGTGGCATAATTAAGCCACTTCGTGCGGTCGCGCGGGGCCGTAAGGCCGGAAATCGCTAGCCCTGTCTGGTTGCGCGAGACGTTGCCATTCGATCCGTCGGAGAGCCAGACGGCGGAACGCGCCGCAAGGGCGGCGGCCCACAAATACGACGCCTGATAATGCCCGCCTCCGGTCACAAGCGGGATCGCCGTCAGATGGCGGGTGTCCTTGCCGAGCCCGTGGGTCGTCAGGTTCCCGATCGTGTCGACCTTCGCGTAAAACGCATGGCCGTAAATCTGGCGATTCCATGCCCACCGCCCCGATGAATCGTCGAGAGCGGTTTGCAGCCGGTCGATGTTGGTATCGTCTGAGAACGCCGAGATGATCCAATCGAAGGGGTCGTCGCCGAGAGCGGCGAGCGCCGAGGAGAGGTCGGGCGATCCGGCGCCGGCCGCGGTCGTCGCAACGGCAACCTTACCGTAAAGCGCATTCGCGCCGCCCATCGCAGGAACATAGACGTCGATCTCCGCGCCGTGAACGCCAAGATGCCGGTTTGTGATCGTGACAACCGCGGCCGCGACCGTCGACGTAACCGGGAGCGACGTCTCGGTCAGCCGGTTGTAATAGGCGTTGATCGCCGTATTGACCGCCGCCGCAACGTCGCTTGCCGTGGCGCCGGCCGGGATCGTGACCGTGATCGGCTCGCCGTTGATGTAGATCGTCCCCGATCCGCCGGCGGCGGCGGGCGCCGAAATCGTCAGGGTGCGGACGTCCGCGGTTCCGACGGGCGCCGGCGAGACAATCCAGATTTCCGCCGCCGGATGGTTCGCCCTGGCAATGCGATGCATGTCGTCGAGCATCGAGCCAGCGCCGGCGAGCGCCCGCGCCTCGATCGTCGACGGGCAGGGCGTCGGCGTATTGTCGACCAGCGCGGCGCCGGTATTCTTGAAGCCGACGAGGAGAAGGCGCGCCTGGTTTTCAAACTGGCCGCCGCTCGAAAGCTCGAAAGTGATAATCGGGGCGACAAGGTTCCCGGGGATGTAATTGAAGGGCATTGCCTCAATCCTTCTGTTTCCGGCCCTTGCCGGTTTCGGTTTCCGCCGGGCTTTCGGCCGGCACGAGCGATTTTTCCGCTATCAGCGCTCGCCAGTAAGGCGCTTCGTCGTCAACGGTTATGCCATCAACCGGCACAGCGCGCGAGTCCCCGAGGACCGGGATGCGAAGCTCCGGCGTTGCCGGCTTGACGCGGACGATGGTCATTGATCGAGTCCTTCTACTTGAGCGATTGCGACGCCATCCGGCGGCGGGTCGTCGGGATCGTATAGCACGACGGACGCAAGGTGGGTGCGAACAATGCCGGCAAACGCGGCGGCGAGTTCGTCGAGCTTCGCGAGCGCATAGGAGTCAGCCGGCAAGGCGTCGCGGAGTTTCGCCAATGGCTGCGGCAGGCCGGCCGCCTCGGTAAAGACGTCGTCTTGAACGGCGCAGCGCACGCGAAGGGTAACGCGGAGGAGGTCAATCCCGAAATCAGGGATAACCATCGGCTCCTCGGTGATCTGGTCGACCGTTTTGATGGCCTTCCGGAAAAGCGAACCGGACTCGCCGAATTCGAGCAGGCGGCGGACCTGCGCGACAAGCGCCGCCAGGACGAGGCGAGCCGAGGCGTCAGTCGCGGCCATTGGCGCGGTCATGGCCGGCCCGCCGTTCTCCTCGTCGTCGACAACCTGGGAAAGCTCGCAGACAAATTCGAGGACGATCACGGCCCCATTGTCGCCGTATCCGTCGGCGCGGCGATCCGTCGTCGTCTCGCGTGTGTAAACGGCGATCGTCGGCCGATAGATCATCCCCTCGTCATAGTCGGCGATCGAGGCGGCGCGGGAGTCGAATACGTAAACGCCGGCAAGCGTCGGGCAGGCGGCGTTGGTCGTCGCGGATGTTGGTTTCAGAATTTCGATCGCGGCAAGCCTGGCCGCCTCGCCGGCGAGCATGTCATTGTGTCCTGTTGACGTAAGCAATGAAGCGCCCGGAGCCGTGACGGATGGTCGACGCGATGATCCATAAGCGGTCGCCGGCGTCGATCAAGTCGCCGCGCCCGGGCTCCCAAGGCCATGCAGATTTGTTCGCGGTAATCACCGCCGCATAGGAAACGCCGACGGTCGCGCGAATCGCGGGATCGGCAATTTCGCCCTTCGGCGCTGGCGGAGGAGCGAGGGAAAGCGAGCATTGAAAGGCAAACGGCTCGCGTGTCGCGTCGTCGACGTCGCCGGAGTTGACGCCGGCGCCCTTTGTCCTCGCCCGGGCCGTGGCCGTAACGTCGTCAAACGTCGCGGCGACGAGTTCGTCGAGTCTTGCAAGGGCGCCAGGCCAAACCATCGTTTACACCGCAGCGGGAGGGGCAGGCGGGCCGCCGCCGTTGTCCTGTCCGGCGTCCGTTCCGCTTTCGGTGCCGTCCCCTTCGGAATCACCGGCTTCATCTCCGCCGGCGTCTTGGACGGCCGGCCCTGACTGGGCGCCCGTGGGTGCGTCGGCCTTTTGGGGGCGACCCCGCTTCGGTTTGTCGACGGCCGCCTCCGCGTCGCCGACAACATGGCCGGCGCCGAGCGCCTCCAAATTGGCGGCATATTCGCGCTCGATCAGCGCCTCATCGCCGGCGAAAACGACGTCGACATTGCCAGGCTTGCCGCCCATGACATAGGCGCCGTCAACCGGCGTTGCGGACTTGAATTTGAAACGCGAGAATTCGTTGCTCATGGCTTTTTGCTCCTTTCCATGCCGCACGTCGGCCGTCCGGCGTCCTAGGATGGACAGGCGCCCGCGGGGTTAGCCGCGGGCGACCATTATTCAACCGGCGTCGATCAGGTCAGCGTCAGGCGCTTGAGAACGCCCGGGCGCGTGCAAAGGGAAATGAAATTCGACTGCACGTCGATGTGCCGCCCTTTGTTGTTCGGCATCGCGTATTGCTGCGCGTAGAACGGCAGGCCGACGGTGTTCACCGTCTCCTCATAGTCCGCCGGTGCAAACCGGGTGATGTAGAGTTCCGGCACGCCCTTGACGGACAGGTAAGCGTCCGTCAGTCCGATATAAGGCGCGCCGAGATCGGCCGTCGCCTTGGCGCCAGTGCGATACCGCTCCCAAGTTATATTCCCGAACTGGAAAACGTCGGGAACCTCGGCGCGAAGAATCGGAGCCTGGACGGTGCCGAGGAACGTCTCGCGCACGTTCGGATGGTTCCACAGCGAGTTGTGGAAGTCGCGGCCGCAGAAGGCGTGAATGCCGGAATAGGGCTCGTCGAGCGCGTCCTCGACGCCATAGATGACGTCTTTCACCAGCTTGCCGACCTTGGTCGCGTCGACGTCCAATTCGAGAGACGTCGCGGCGGCGGCCGAAACGCCAAACTCGGTGAAAAGGTTTGCCAGCGTCGAGCCGCCCTTGGTCACGAGGATGCCCTTGAGCGCCGTCACGCGCTGGTGTTCCAGCGTCATCGTCAGATCGCCGGCGTGGCGGGCGATCTTTCTGTCGACGCGATCCATGATCGTTTCGAGCGTGGACTCCGTGCCGAACGCGCGGACGTTCTGGACCTCGTCGGCCTTGACGGAGTCGTTACGCTCATAGTGCGGGACAGCGAATGAGCGGGCGGCACGCTTTTCCGAGTCCTTGGTTTCGCCGGGGCCGCCGCGCGGGGTCGGCTCGACGAGCGACAGCTTGCCGTCGCGTTCCTCGACGAAAATCGACGTCGTGGTAACGCCGTCCTCCTCGAAAATGCCAGCCGCCGAAACCTGGCCCGGGCGGTAAGTGCCTTTATTGACGCGAGCGGTGAGGCTCGACGTGGAGAATGCGTCGTCGTTGAAGATATCGAGGGAGGGCATGTGCCGGGTTCCTTTTCGTGCTGGCCGGGGTCACATGCCCGGCGTTTCCCTTTGTCCGCCGTTAGCGGACGATGATCCCGACGGCCGCAAGCTGCGTCGCCTTGGCCGTTTTCTTGGTCGCGTCGTCGACGGTTCCCTCATAGGTGAGTTCGTCAACCTTGATTTCGGCGTCGCGCGTGATGCCGACGGTTTTCACGTCAGCCGAGGTCGCGTCGACGTCATAGGCGAGGACGGCAACGGCGGTCTGCGATCCGTCGGCGCCGGTTGCCGGCGAGTCGGTATATTTGCCCGACGCCGTGATCTTGCCGAGAACCGTACCGGCGACGAGAACGCCGGCGCCGGAAACGATCGTGATATTGTCGCGCGAGCGGTTGCCGTTCGCTTCGGAGAGGAGGAAGCCGAGAGCGCGAGGCCCTTCCGTCTTGGTGGTCATGGGAATTCCCTTTCAGTTTCCGGCGCCAGCGGCCGGGGTTGGGTTTCGACCGATCAGGCGCCGCGCCGCTTGGCGTAGATATCAGAGGCGCTCACCTTGTCATTTGCCGCCTCCGGCTTCAAGCCACCCGTGAGGGCGGCGGAGCCGAGGGCGTCCGCCTGCTGGCGGTTTCCAAGCGACGCGGACGGCTTGCCGGACGTGCCAACGGCGAGGGCATGGGCGGCAACCTTTTCGGTTGCCATTTCCGGCGCATCGGCGGCGAGCGACATTGCGGCGGCCATGCGTGCGGCATTTCCGGCGACGCCTTCGGTCGCGAGGATTGCCGAAATCCTGCCGCGCTCGGCCTCGGCGCCAGCTTTGCGGCCGCGCTCCTCGCCGACCCGCTCGCCCTCGGTGCGTGCGTCGACGACCGCCTTTTCGTGTTCCGCCTTCGGCACCACGTCGATCAGGCTCGTTTCGATGATGTTCGCGTCCATTGGTTTGCCTCCGTTCTGGACAGACTTGCGCCCACTGGCGCGGATAAGGTCCGCAAGGACCGAGTGAATAGAGCCGACGGAATCGGCAAGCCCGGCGTCGACGGCGGCTTTGCCGACGAACGTCCGCGCCTGCGTCGCCCTGGCCGCTTCGGTTGACAGGCGCTTGCCGCGCCCCTTAGCGACGCCGCGCACGAACATCGCATAGAACGAATCGACCTCGGCTTGCAGGTCGGCGCGCACGGACTCGGGCAGCGGCTGGTATGGATTGCCGTCGACTTTGTGGTCGCCCGCATAGATCAGCGTCGCGGCGACCCCGGCTTGCTCAAGCATCGCCGAGTAGTCGGCGTGAATGAGGACGACGCCGATCGAGCCAGAAACGCCCGTCTCGGTCGTCACGATCTCTTGGGCGGCCGAGGCGATCCAATAGCCGGCCGACGCCGCCATGCCGGCGACGAGGGCACACGTCCGCTTTTTCTGTCCGGCGGCGGCAAGGACCGCGGCGGTTTCCGCGCATCCGACGGCCTCGCCACCTGGCGTATCCATGTCGAGGAGGATCGTATGCACCTTTGGGTCGGCGACGGCCGTCGTGATCTGGTGTTGAATCCCCTCATAGGAGACAAGGCCGCTATACGCGCCGACCCAAGCGCCGCGGTTAACCAGCGTGCCGACGATCGAAATAATCGCGACGCCCTGATCGACCTTATAGGGCTTGTATGCAATCGCGCGGCCGTTCGGATCGCGCTCCATGTTATCGCCGAAAAAGCGGGAGGCCTCGGGGACGTTGACCCCGATCCGCTCGCCGAGGACGCCTTTGATGATATCCGCCTTGGACGGCAGAATCAGAAGCGGGCGATTGAGGACGCGATCAGCGATCAGAGGTAGAGCGGTCATCAATTCCTCCATCCGCTGCCAATGGCGCGGCGGCGGCGTGTTCCGTCCTGCGCCAATTGACACAATCCGGAGTATTCCGCAATGGCGCGGTCGAGGGCGTCGAGATTTGTCGGCGTGAAAACGATTTGGCGCTGCGTCGCGGGATCGCGGATCATTGTCTCGGCGACAGACTCGCCGGCGACGAATTTCAGGCGAATTCCGCGCAAAGCTTTCGCGACCGCGCAAGGGTCGTCTTGGTCAATCGCTTGCCCGTCAATCGTGATCGTCGTCACTGGTTTGTCCCCTTGTCCGCGGGGTCGGTGCCGTCGGCGGTATCCGCCAGCGCGTCGGAATTCGTCCCGCCGTTCGTGATCGCGCCGCGAATTCCAAGGCGCTCGCGCTGCGCCTGTTCTCGGGCTCGCTGCGCGTACACCTCCTCGTGATCGACGCCGAGATCGGCGCAGATCATTTCGTCGGACATTACGCCCATGTCTTGGTAGGTCTTGTGCGCGCTCGCCGCCTTTGTCTCGTCGGCGATCGGCTTGGCCGGCCCGCGCCAGTCGGCGCGCGTGATCGCCGCGCGGTTCGCGACGAATGCATCAATGCCGCCTGGCAGCGGCGTTCCGCCGGCGTCGATATCGTCCTCAAGCCATGCCGCGAAAGCCGCCTGCGCCAGCGGCGCCGCGATATGCCGGCGGCGATACAGGACGAGCGGCCACGATTTCGACGTCGACAGTTTCATCGAGGCGTAGGACTCGCCGCGATGGTCGCCCGTCACGTCCGCGAAGGCGGCGCCGGCGCAGCGCGCGATCTCGCGTAGCAAGAAATTCGCGACCGGCTCGTAACTGTCCGACGGCGTCGCCGCCGTGTGGAGCTTAAGGCGCTCGCCCATGAGCAGATGCGGGATTTTCCCGTGCTGGCCGAGGTCGATTTTGACCGACTTCGCCCAATTGACGGTTTCACCGACGAAATTTGTGAAACGGCTCGCGTCCGCCTCGTTGTCCGTCGTCAGTGCGTCAAAAACCTCCGACGTCGGATAATCGGATTCGATCGTCGCGGCGAAAATCGCATGGATCAGTTTCGCCGTGATCGTCGCGTTCGTTAGCTGATCGTAATTCCGCAGCGTGCGGAGCGTCGGCGCGAACGGCGAAATCCCGCGCAGCGAGGAAACGGCGCCGTCGAAAACATGCATCATGACCGGCCGGCCGTAGGCGTCGCGCGCCGGGCGGATAACCTCGCGCTGAAATCCCATTTTTCGTTCGCGGTAGTTCAGGAGATAGCCGACGCTCGCATTGTTGCGATCGAGCACGACGCCGTGCTCAATGTTGCGCGCCGCGTCGGACGTCGACGAAAGCCACCATGCGGGGATTTGACGGAGCTTCGTCCTATGCATCGTCCCCGGGCGGTCAATAAGCATGAATTCGGTCAGGTGCTCGCCCGTCGCAAACCAGTGGCGAAGCGCCGCCGCCTGCATTTGCGCGAGCGTCCGGCGGGCGCCGGCGTCGCACTCGGCGGGGTTGTTCGCCCAATCGCGGAATCGGATCGTCGCGCGCTGCGCCCAATCGGCGGTCGTCGCGTCGTCCCATCCAAAGGCGCTCATATCGGGGACGTAATTCAGCGCCAGGCCTTGCCCGATGATCTGGCCGATCAGCGTTTCGACGAGGCCGGCGATCCATCCCGAATTTTGGATTGCCTCGACGGCGCGGGAGGCTACGGCTTGCCACGATTGGCGGATGTCGTCGGAGGCGTCGCGGAGCGAGGTCGGCCCCATGATAAGCGCGGTTTCGCTCGTTCCCATCGGCCCGCGGAGATAGGCGGCGGACGGCGCAGGATTGCCGGCAGGGGCGGAGTCAACTCGACGTTTGCGCGCGGCGCGTCCCATCTTTTCACCCGTTCAATGCGGCGGCCAACTCGGCCAGCGTGCGCTTCTTGGCCTTGCCCCTGGCGTCGCCGTCGCGATCGGGAGCGGTGAACCTATGAGCCCCTATATACCAGCCGGCGGCCATTTGCATCGCTTCACAGTCGAAAAAGTGATTCTCGCGCGAGCGGACGACCCATTTTGGCTTCCCGTTCGGCGTTTTGACCCGCGCCTCGGCGACAAGCTGTTGCAAGAAATAGTCCGGCGTGTCCTCGGGAAGCAGATAGGCGCCAGGCTGATCGGTCGGCCACCGGAGCTTTTCGTGCAGCGCCCGCTTGAAATAGTCGGTGTCGAGGTGAAGGATTTCGATCCCGACCCGCTCGACCTTGCCACGCCAGTTAACGGTTGCGTCGATTTTCGACGGCAGGATCGGACGCCCCGCGAGGGATTGGCGTCCCTTTGTCGGCATCGCGACCGACTTGTGCCGCGAGCACCATGAATAGACGCGGTTCTCGGGGACGGATTTCGGATTGCCAGGACGAAAGCCGGAATCGACCATGACGACCTTAAACGGAAACCCGTGGAATCCGAGCCGGACCATGTCGGAGAGCTGATCCCATACCGCCTCGTGCACGGTGTCGCCCCAAATCTCGCCGGCATCGAGAAGGGCCGTCGTCGAGCGGGCGCCCCATCCATGCACGGTAAAGACGAGCCGGTTGGTCTGGACGTCGACGGTTAGCGTCACCGCTTGGACCCAATCGGGCGCGTCGCCAATCTTGAAAGGCTGATCCGCCGGCTTTAGCTTTTCGAGTTCACGCCACTCGGGGACGTCGCCGCCGCCTGGCGCGTAGAGTTCGGCGAAATCGCCGTTGATTACCGCCTGAATATCGTCTTGCGACGCTGATCGGACGGCGGTCACATAGGCGGCGGCCCGATCACCGAACGAAACAAACGGCGAGGCGAGGCCGGACACCCAATAGGACAGGATCGGCGAGTCCGGCGGGTCGCCAATAACGACACCGCCAGGCGCGACGCGCTGCCCCGGGGCGACGTAAACGCCGCCGTCATTCATCGCCTTTTTGTGGTCGTCCTGAATCTCGCAGCCACAGCGCGGGCAATCAATGTGAGCCGTCTCGCGAGCGAGGGCCGCAGTGCTTGGCCTTTCCTTGCCATCGGGGCCGGTATCCTTTTTCCACTTGAGCAGCTTGAAACGCGGGATGAAATAGTCGCCGCAATGCGGACACGGCCAAGCCCAATGATACCGCGTCCCCGACTGAAATAGGCGCCAGATCGCCGATTGAATCTCCGCCGCGTCGATTTCCGCCCAAAAGTCGAGCCCGCTTTCGTCGTCGTGTTCCACGTCGCAGGCTCCTATCGATGGCGTTGAGATCGCATAGTGCACGAAATCCGAATAGGTATGCCCGCGCTGATCGACGAGATTGATCGGGTTGCCGGCGCCTTTGACGTTCGCGAGCATTTCGTCGACCTCGTCCGTCACGGCCAGGCCGATCGGGTCTGACTTGAGGGCGGCCGACGATCCGCCATAGGCAAGGCGGAGGGAAACGCCGGCGATGCGCTTACGCGTCAGTGCGTTCGTTTTCGACCGCGCCAGCTTCCGGGCAAGGACCATCGTCGATTTGAGGAAGTCGTCGAAGCGCGGGGCGATCTGCTCGCGGATGAATTGCCGCGTCGGCCCGACGTAAAGGGTCGGAACCGGGGCGGTGTCAAATCGCTCGCCGATCACGTCGAGGACGGAGTCCGTCTTTCCCATTTGGGCGCCGCAGATAAAGACGACCTTGCGACTAAGCCGGGCGTGAACCGCCCGCGACGGGGCGATAACATAAGGCGTCAATGACGGATCGCGCGGCCCCGGATGGCCTGACGTCTCGGGATAGGAGCGGTTTTTCCGCGCCCATTCATCCGGCGTCGTCCTCGGCCTCGGCAGGATCGACCGGCTTGCCCGTTCGTAGAGCAGCGCCGACTTCTGCGAACCTACTGGATAGGCCGGCGCGGACTTTATCGCAGATCGTTTCAAGGCGATCCCTTTCGCGCTGGTCGCGGGTAATTGTTGCAGGTAGTGCGGAAATGGCCGCGAGAAAAGCGCCGGCCATGTCGTCGGCCGCATAGACGGCCTCGTCGAGCGGGATCATTTCGCGCGTCTTGATCGCCATCCGCATTTCGATCTCAGCCGCCCTGGCGTCGCGAACCCGCGAATCCGCCGACGCCTTTGTTTTTCTCGCCGTCTCGTCCTTCAAATATTTGACGTATCCTTGAACGAGGCCGACGAGCGGCCAGCGGCCCGGGCCGGCGCGTTTAACCCATCCGTCCTTCGCGAGATATTGAAGGTTCCTCGGCGTCATCATCAGCAGCGCCGCGGCCGTTGCGGTGTCAAGGGTGTTGTTAGGCTGATCCGCCACAAAATTTCTCCTACATAACTAGCCGGATAGGACTTGCGCCAGCCGGGGGTAAATCCTATTCTCAAGCCTCCAGCGGAGGCAATGCCATGAAATCGAAGCTCGATCAGGTTCGTGAGGCGTGGGCGGCGGGCGACAAAATCGCCGCCTTGCGGATTGCCTCGAAATTCTTCGACCGCAGCCCCGAGACGACAGAATTCAAGCGGGGATGGGACGCCCATTCTAACCCGTCCTTTTATCGCCAGATCGGCCGCGATCCTGACGCCTTGCGCGACGCGGCCATTGCGACGCTTGCCCGGAAATTCTCATTGCCCGCCATGTAGCGCCGTCTGGCGCGTCCGACTCGTCGCCGATTTCGCCAAATTCAACATCGCCAAGCCGAGTCGTCGCCGCGCGCCAGTCGCCTTTCACAAAGACGAGGACGTTTTGATGCGTCTTGCCGAGCTTGCGGCCGATCTCGAATTGCTTGCGCGTCCTGATCGGCAGTGATCCGGCGGCCGTCACAAGAATCGCCTCGTTGTAGAAGCGCGCGCCCGCCGCTTTGAAGGCCTCGACCGTTCGGCCTGGCAGGTTGATGTAGAAACCGCGGTCGTCGCGAACATCGCCGACGACCCAGACCGCGAAACGATCATCCTTCAACCGGGCGACAGCGGCGGCGATGATTGCGGCCTGCGCTTCGAAAAATGCGGCCTCATCCATCGTCGAAAGATCGGCGGGATCGTCGGAATAACGTTCGAGATTCCAATAGGGCGGGCAGGAGAAGATCAGGTCCGCCGCGACATCCGAAGCAATTGCACCGAGATCGCGCGCGTCGCCCACGCGCCATTCCGGCAACGGGTCGGCGGCGATGGCGAGTTGCGCGCGGTTCGCCTCGACCTGCTCGGGCCGAAGTTCGATCCCGACGTAGCGACGCCCCAGGCGCGAGGCGACGATGCCGCGCACCGAGCCGCCCGCGAAGGGATCGAGCACGGTTCCGCCTTGCGGGCAGAACCAGCGATAGGCGATTTCGCAAAGCACCGGGTCAAAGATCGAGGTGCCCGAGGCGGTGGGCAATTCGCTGGGCACATAGTGATCGGCCAAGAATTCCTCGGTGGTGAGCTCGCGCCCAAGTTCCGCCTCTTTCGCCCGCTTCTTGGTGTAAAAGGCGGCGTCGTTTCTGGTCATGGTGTCGCTCAGGACGCCGCTCTGCCCTTGCGGCCCGTCGCCCTCCGCCTTCCGGGCGAATTGCTGGTCGATCATCGACCCTTGCCCGCGCACGCCCGCCGTGCCGAAGGTTTTCGCATCTGCCTTGCCGCTCATGTCGCGCTCCTGCTTGTCGCCATTTCCAAGAAGCCCGCGTGCGGGCGTCACCGATCCGTGCCCTCGAGCAATATCCTGCCCGAAGGCTTTCCCCTTAGCCTTCGCCATTGCCCTCGCCCTTCTGATCCGCGGCGGATGCCGCTTTCTTCTTGGCATTGCGCGCGGTCGCCGCCGCAGCGACCTGATCGGCCAGCCCGCCCTTGCCCAGCACCGCGCCATTCGGCAAAGAACCGGCCGAGCCCGCCCCGCCGCGCCCGAGCTCCGATCTGATTCCCAAGTCGAGCCACGCCCGCTTGCGATCCTGCCACCAGCCCTCGCGCGCGTTGAGGACCGAGAAGGGAACGGCGCCGAAGGATTCGGCAAGCGACATGCGCGGCGGGGCGGGCTCGGCCGGTTCTTTTCCGAATAGCGCGTTGAGATCGGCGGCCGAAAAGCCGATTGCGTCGAGCGAGACGCCGTCGTCGCGCAGACCATCTATTTCCTGCCGAAGAAGCGACAAATCCCAATCGGCTTTAAGCGCAAGTTGATTGTCGGCTAGGACGTATGCGCGCTTCTGTTTCGCCGTCCATCCCGTGCAATCGATCACCGGGACCATGCCGGCGGGGATTTGCTCGCCAGACGGAAGGCGGATCGTCCCGCCGGCATCGTAAATCTGGATTGCCGCCAGGCGGCGGCCGTGGCCGGCAACGATCCCGCCGTTCCCGTCCGCGAGGATGGGATTGGTCCAGCCGTATTCGGCGATGCTCGCCGCGATTTCCGCGACTTGTTCGGCCGAATGCGTCCGCGCGTTCGCCGCGAACGGCTCCAATTCTCCGAGCCGCCGAAGCGTGATTTGATAGCCGAGCTTTAAGCCCGCATCGCCGTCCTGTTTTTTCGCCGCCACCGTCATTGCTCCGCGAAGCGAACCCGAAAAACGTAAATTCCAGAAATCGAAAATGAATCGGGTCGCCCCGTGCC